CGGCCTACGCTCGTCGCCTTCGTCGCCGTCAGCATCACCCAGGAGCCTTGGACAAGGAGACGGCTGAGCCGATTCCATGACTACGGCCACCACCCGAACCAACGAGCGGAACATCGGGCAGATTTGCCTTGGTGGCTACCAGAAGGCTGGGCTCAGGAACGAGAACCAACAGCTCACCGATGCGCAGGGTTCCTATGCACGCTCTCTGCTGGCATCGATCATTGACGGCATGCAGGCCGAGGGGCTCCGCGCGCGGGCCGTGGACTTCCAGACCGTGACCCTGGTCTCAGGAGTCTGGCAGTACACGCTCGGCACCGACGTGATTGACGCGGTTGGAAACGCGATGTTCATCGACGCTTCCCAGACGGACATCACCAAGGCTTCGTCCGAGGTTCCAGTCATCCCCATTGGTCGCGACGAGTGGCAACTGTTGACGGACAAGGGAAATACCGGACGGCCGCTCATGTACTACTCGCACCGGACGGCTTCCCCTCCGGAGATGCGCATCTGGCCGATCCCTGACTCTAGCAACCTCGGGACCATTCGCTTCCAGGTTCACCGACTCGCAGCGGATTCGAACGACCCATCCAAGACGATGGACCTGGAGAGGCTGTTCTCCCAGTACATCGAGTGGGAACTGGCGCACCAACTAGCGATGGCGAATTCGCTCAACATGGGACGTGTTCAGTATTTCGGTACCATCGCAGCCCAAAAGCTCGAGGCGTGCAAGTCTTACTCGGCGCAGAAGACTCCGGCTCGGATGACAATCTCTCACCCAACAGGATGGAGTCGTAGGTAATGGCGAATATTTACCCCAACGGTGGCGGAGGAACCACGGGTGACATCTGGGCCACCTGCAAGCCGCTCTATGCCTCTGGAGCCATCTGGTACGTCCAGAGCACCACCGGAACTGACGCGGCAAGTCCTGCTGGAAGGAACCGTGAGAAGCCCTTGGCGACGATTTCGCAAGCGATCACGAACGCCTCGGACAACGACATCATCGTCTGCCTCCAGGCTCACACAGAGACCAAGGTCGCGACGTTCGCGGTATCCAAGAAGCTCACGATTGTGGGCGAGGGTTCGGTTGCTGGGGCTCCGGCTGTCACCCTAATCTGCGGCTTCGTTGGAGCGCTGTTCACTATCACTTCTCCGAACGTGGAGCTTCGCAACCTCAAGCTGCCTACATCGTCCGTAGCCAACAGCACGGCGAGGATTCTCAACAACCAGACGGACTTCGTGATGGATGGCTGCTATGTCGAATGCTCCGGTAACGACACAGCTGCTGCTCTCTCTCTGGCTTCTGGTTCTGATAGGACTCGGATCAGGAACACAACGTTCATCTCAACGGCAACCTCGTCAGCGGCGCAGCCGGAGTCCGCCATCAAGGTGACGGCAGCAATTGCGGACCTGGAACTGGACGGACTTGTCCTGTCAGCTGGGACCGTGGGCTTCTCCAACTACTTCGCGCTCGACGCTTCGGCCGCGGCCGTAACGAGGATTCGAGCCAATGGGGTATCGCTGCTCCTGGGAGCGGACGTGAACCTCAACGCTGCGACGACAGGGCGTTTCAACGTGCAGACCTCAACTGGCGGTTCGCGCATCCAATGGTAGCCACATGAATTTGCTCAGTTCACTAAACGCAGGCTTCCTCGCGGCAGCCAACGGCACGGCGGAGATTTACGTTCGCGGCACCGCAACTCGCGCCACCTACTACCTCGACTTTGAAGCCAGCTCGTCGAACTCGTCTGGCGCGAACGTCGTGCTGGACGCCTACGGCTCGGCTGAGGTCTACGTCAACCAACTCGTGGACGTGCGGGTTAAGGACTCGTCCGGTAACCTGGTTCGCTCCTACACCGACGGGCATTCGGCTCCTGAGGTGGAGGTCATCAGCCAAGCCTTCACGGGCATCGACTACACCACGGGGCAGTCGGGCGCTTCGCTACCCACCACCCTCCAAGCAGTTCTGGATCTTTGGAAGACAAATTCCGGTGCGATTGACTGGAAGGTGCTGTTTGGCGGTGTGGCCACGACGCTGCAAAATGCCATCGGGCCACTGACGAACTTCGTCTACAACGTCAAGAGCCCAGCCTACGGCGCGGTTGGCGACGGCGTAGCTAACGACCAAGCTGCGATTCAAGCGGCACACGCTGCTGCTGTTGCTGCTGGCGGCGGCATTGTCTTCTTCCCGGCCGCTGGTGTTTACCAAATCACCTCAGCGCTGGTGTGGGACTATCGCGTCCACATCGTCATGGTTCCTGGTGCAACGCTGGCGATGAACCACGCCACCAATGGTTGGATCAGGTTCACCGGAGCGAACGGCACAAACTACCAGACCATTTTCTATGGCGTAGCCTTCCGAGCGCTTCAGGGAAATGTCGGCACCCAGCTTTCCTTGGAGGCCAACCAGCGCCTCACACTCATCGAGTGCACGTTCGGAGCCGACGGCAACAGCTCGGGCACGGCAATCAACATCGCTGCAACCGTCGCCATGCTTACGGTCGAGAAGTCTCGTTTCAACCTGAACGGCTCTGCGCAGAACGCGCTCACGGCTACCTCTGGATACGTTGCTCTGCTGCTGGTGCGTGAGTGCTATTTCCAGACTCCTGCGACCTACAACACGACCATCCTGCTCACGAGCACGTTTAGCACGGCATACAACTCGTGGATCGAGGACAATGTTTTCGACTCTCTGACCAACGGGACCACGACTGGAGGTACCTACTACGCGCTGGCCCTAGGTTCTGCCGGTGACCAGTCGGTTACTGGAAACAAGTTCATTGGCACCTTCAATGCTGGCATCTTTGCGTCTGCGCTGACGGGTTCTCTACATGCCACCGGGAACGAGTTTGGTTCTACGATAGTAGCCCGCTACGATCTGGGCGGAGGCACCAACGGTACGGCTTCGTACCTAGAATTGGACAAGTATGAGAGCTTGTCCGGAGCGGGAGTGTCGTACTCTCCGAGTATCAACACAGAGTTCACGCAGATTGTGTCCAGCGGCACCGCTCCAACAATCACGATGCCGGTCGGTTTCTACAAAGGCCAAGTGCGGAAGATTCTGTATCGAAATACCAGCGGAGGAAACTGGGCAGCCGTTGCCTTCATTGGAGCGTCATCCGTTAGAGTCACGTCGTTGCCCGCCACGGCCGTGACCGCCGGTAGTTCCATGATGGATGCCTTCATCTGGATGGACATGATTACACCTGGGACGTTCCAGTGGCTGAAGTTTGCTGAGGCCTGATGGCGCAACCGATCCCTTTCACCAATCAACAAGCCTCGGGCGTCGAGCCCCTGGCTGGTGGCGGCGTGATTTCCATGAACGTCGTGGTGGATCCCGCTGGGGCTGTGACTCGTCGTCCGGGTATTCGCACCTACTCGCAAGCCCCGTCTACCGTCGTCAGCTCGACCGGCATTGAGGGGTTGTTAGCGACGGATGACGGGTACCTCCTGGCCGTGACCAAAGGGCCAGGGCGAGCCGTCTATGAAATCTCCGGTGGCTCAGCGCGGTTGGTTCAAAACGCACTTCCGGGAACGCTCAGGCCCATCTTCGCGGAGACTGAGGCCCTGGTTTGCATTGCGGGCGGCCGGGAGATTCTGAAATACATCCGCGCCTCGAGAACCATCGCCAACCTTGGTGGCAACCCTCCCCATGCCTCCCACGTCATCGCCCACGCCTCGCGTCTCCTAGCCAACGACCTGGAAGTCAACGAGACGGCCGTCAGATACTCGTCCACAGCGATTGGGAAGACCGACTACTCGGGGCTGGAAAACTGGACGTTCGCTCCGCCGGCTGGGTACATCACCGCCGAAGCTAGACCCGACAACGTTGTGGCTGTTTGGGAGAACACCAACAACGTCTTTGTGTTCGGCCAGGGCACTCTCCAGATTTACGGCCCAGACGCCTCGTTCGTCTACCTGCCCGAATCTACGAGGGAGTGGGGTTGCGGCGCTCCGTACTCGGTCATCAAACAGGACCAGGCTTTCGCGTGGCTTGACCAGTACCAGCGCTTCGTTGTGTCGGACGGCCGAAACATAAAGGTCATCTCCGACCCAATCTCCAAGACGCTGAGCGACATGCCCGTGTACGCGGATTGCTTCGGCTACCGCGTGATGACCGGGAACATCGACTGCCTAGTCTGGACATTCCCCACGGACGGGAGGACGTTCGTCTACCAGGTGGGATCGGGATGGGGACAATGGTCCGGCTACGACCCGACCACTTCCAACTACACGCCATTCACGGTCCTCAGCCAGCACATCAGGCAGGACACGGACCTGAACATCGTCGGGACGACGGACGGCTTCGTGGGGGAGTTGACCTCCCAAGCCCTGACCGACCTCGGGGACCCGATCCGTGCCCACATTGAAACCGGCTACGTTTCACGTGGAACCGACAAGAAGAAGCACTGCCAGTCGGTGAAGTTCACCTTCCGGCGAGGGACGGGGACCGGAGCTACGGGTCCCCAGGCGTACTTTTCCTACCGAGACGACCAGGGACCGTGGGAGCCTTCGATCCCAATCGATTTGGGTGGGTCAGGAGATACCTACCCTGTGCTAGACTTCCCCTCGCTGGGAACCTATCGCCGCCGGCAGTGGCGTTTTGAGTTCGCAGGGACGGAAGAGTTGGTTCTGGTTTCGGCTAGTGAAGAGTTCGAAGTCTTGGAGCAATGATGGGAAGCATTCTAGGCGGAATCTTCGGCGGTGGCAGCACACCGGCTCAAGCGGGTCAGCAGGCAGCCATCAAAGCCACCCAGCATGACTTGGCAGCGTATCGCCCTGAGGCCATGCAGGCGCGGCTCAACGCCTTGTCAAACGCCTCCACGGCCTACCAGGGCATGAACAACGCGCTCGAGACACTGTGGGGAGCACCATCTGGCGGAGCGCCAGTTGGTGTCACAGCGAACCTCCGAACCAACTTTGGCCCCGCTGGCATCGGACCAAGGTTGATGGGTCACGACCTGCCTCAGGCGGTATCACAAGACGTTCCGGCGGCCCCTGTGAAGGTCGGCCATGGCTGGTTCAACGATTTCGTCAGTAGCCCAGGTAACCAGAGCCCGGACGGGTCGAGCTGGAAGAAGAGGTTTACCTGATGGCCTGGGCAGCCCTTGTACCGATTGCCTTGCAGTTACTGGACTCTTCTTCAAAGAGTCAGCAGCCGGCGCCTGGGCCACAACTGCCTCCACCGCCGTCGCTTGGGCAAATCTTCTCGGCGAACGATCAGAAGTACGCTCAGTCACCGACGTTCGGCGCTCCACAGTCAAATCCGTTTTCTCCAATCCCAGTAGGGTCAGGTTCAAGAGGTTTCAATGGGTAACATTCTAGGTGGCGGTGGTTCCGGCGGCGGAGGCCTTGGTGGCTTGCTCGGAGGGGGCGGCTCATCCGGTGGAGGAGGTTTCCTTCAGAACCTGCTGGGTGGTCTACCTGACCCGCTGGGGCTCGGTACAATG